TGTGAGGGGACGAGAGGTTCTGGAGAGGTCGAACATAGCGACGAGATTCGTGAAATAGCGTGAAGCGCCAGCGGGTCAACGAGTTACGCCGCCGCGGCGCCCACCACTGTCAAACCTCCCGATCGTCGCAGATCGAGGCTGTTCGAAGCCGATGCGAACCGCCATCAATCAACCCTCGAGTTGGCCCCTGAAGCGCCGTAAAGTGCGCTGGAAGCCGTACTTATAGTAGCAGGCCCGACCCGCCAGGCAGTGAGGTGGGGGTGTTCGAACTCGGACGGTCGAGGGCCGCGCGACGATGCAGCGTCCGAGTTCCATATCGCGCGCACCACCAACCACTTAGCCCATGCCGTTTGGCTGGAGCGAACTCGGACGCTCGCGGTCGTCCGAGTTCGAGCGCGTGTGTGGCCATTTTCGGTTGTCAATCAGCGTCGATTCAGACGCCCTGAACAGGGCGCTACGCGTCGAACAAAACCGCCTCTGGTGCGCCCCGCCTGGCCGCCCTATCCTTCATGCAGCTGTAGGTGCTCTGGCAACTGGGAAAGCTCCACCGCGAGTCCAGTTGGGTATCCCTCGCACAGCACGCGCGCTGGGACAGCTCGAGGCCGGCTGAGATAACGCCGAGCACCTCCGGACGAGGCCACGCCGCCACGTTCGCACGGGGAAGGTCGCGTACCCCCTCGGCACCTACAGCGCTCCCCACACCAGCTCGTAGCGACGATCGCCCACGAGGCTCTGCTTCGTGATGACGGAGGCCGTGCGCAGCGAGTTGATCGGCGCGCGACGGGCGCGGGCATCGCCGCCCTTCGTCTTTCGCTTCTGGTCGAGCCGCACGATCACCTTCGTCACCTGATCCTCGCCAGGGCCGGGGCGCACGAAGAGGAGCGCCGGGTCCTCGCGGTCGAAGTAGATGGCCGTGGGCTCGAGCAGCACGGACGGCAGACCATCGAGCAGCTCGGTGGTGAGCTGCTGCGTGACGTGATCCCACTTGCCGTCCGCCAAGTGAGCGAGCTCCTTCGCGCGCAGCGTGACGGCGGCGCTTCCGGGCTTCACGCCGAGAGGATCGAGCGCCGTGAGCGCGTCGCTCGGGATCGCGCCCAGCACCACGGCCTGCGTTTGCTCCTCCTTGCCCCCGCGCGCGCGCACGCGCTCGAGCAGCGCCGCGTATTGGCGCTCGATCTCGTGATCGACGGCGCCGGTGCGGGCCTCGGCGTCCATCATCCGCGCGCCGATCGCCGCCTCCGCGGTGCTCGCGCGCTTGAGGTACGCGTCCGCCGCGCCGCTCGCGCTGCCGGTCTTCCCGACGTTGTAACCGAACCCGGGGTCGATCCCAACAGGCACCTCGACCACTTCCCCCGTCGACGGATTCGTCCAGGACCGCGTGACGATCGGCGGCGAGGGACTGACCGCGAGCCCGAGCCGATTGAGATCGCGCTTGCTCAGGCTCTGCAGCGTGCAGCGACAGTTCCAGCCGTTCGGGGGCGCGTGCGTGTCCCACCACGGGTGATCGACGGGCAGCACGGTGTTGTGCCACGCGCGGTGCAGCGGGCGCGTCCGCGCGTCGAGGATCGCAACGTAGCGGAGGTAGGGGCGGCTGCCGGTCGTCTCGGTGAAGTGCTCCCAATGCCCGGCGGCGTAACTGGTGCGCAGGTTGGTGTCGAAGATCGTGCGCAGGCGCCGTGAGCCGAGCCGCACCTCGCGCTCCTCGCCGGTCTCGGGCTTGGTGACGGTCGTGCCCGTGAGGTAGTCGGCGAAGCCACTGGCGACGAGCTTCGCGCGCACGCGGCGCTTGAACTCCTGGAGCGTGAGCCCCTCGTCGAGTGCCGCGTCGACCACCTCGCGGATCGCCTGCAGCACGTCCATCTGCATGACGCCGGCGACGGTGAACGCCTTCGCATGCTCCTGCTGCCACATCTCCGCCCAGCGGAAGGACTGCTTGAGGCCGGCCTTCCGACGGAAGAAGGCGACGGCCTCGGTGGGCGCGACGCTCGCGTCCCAGCCCGCCGCCGCCATCGCTACCGCGCCCCATCAACACGGTCGGCGCCCGAGAGCGCGCTGTCGGTGCGCCCGCCGAGCCGCGTGAGAAAGCCCGCGCGCGCGAGCTGCTCCGCCAGCTTCGCCCCATCCATCGCGGCGAGGACTTCGAGGAGCTTGTCGCGCACCTCCCCGATCGACTCGGCGGCGTCGATGGCGTTGAGCGCAGGCTGAATGATCGGCTCGAGCGCGGGCACCCAGCCATCATCGGCCAGCATCTGCTCGACGAGCGCGTCGATCGCATCGGGTTCGGGGCCGCTGCCCTGCGCCGCTTGGCGGGCGGTGCGCATGGAGGCCAGCGCGCGCTGCAGCACGGGTCCGCTCGGCCCCGGCGGCGCCACGGGCGCGTGCAGCAGCTCCACGTCATCGCCCTCCGGCGGCAAGGGCAGGCCCAGCCGATCGCTCACGACCTTCGCCTCCACGCGGAGCCCGAGCGGCACGGCATCCTTGAGCGCGGAGACCAGGTCGAGCGGCTCGAGGCGATTGGCGACGCCGAGCTTGACCCGCGGGTAGCCGTTCCGCGGCTTCGGCCCGAGGTTGAGATCGACGATCGGGCGCACGAGGTCGCGGTGGAGCGTGCCCTGCAGCAGCCCCGCGTCCGCCTGGCGAATGTCGCCGCGCACGCGATCGTGCACTTCGCCCTGCGCGCGGCTGCCGCCGTTCTTCGCCGTGTCGGCGGTGAGCGTCTGGCCCACGACGGCCTTGCTCACCTGCCCATCGAGGAAGTTGCAGAGGCGCTCGTAGAGGTCGGTGCTGCCGGCCTTCTGCGCCTCGATGAAGTCGATCATCATCCCCTCGGGGACGATCGCCGCCGCGTCGCGCCCAATGTTCCGCACGGCGCGCAGCAGCGCGAGGCGATCGCTGTCGCTGGCGGCCGCGTCGTAGCGCCCGAGCCGCATGGGCTGGCCGAAGATCTCCGTGAACTGCACCCAGCTCTTGAGCGCGAAGTTCTTGAAGAGGTACGACCACGCGGCCGCGCGCGCGAGGCCGCCCCGCAGCGGGAGGCCGCTCTTCGCCGGGTGCACGTGGCGCACGAACTTGAACGGCACCAGATCCTCCGGCGGGCCGATCGTGCGCAGCCGGATGGTGCGACCGTCGTGCCGATCGAGCCGGAACCACTTCGGATCGCGCCAGTGCAGCGCGACGGGCATCCATTCCTTGCCGTCCAGGTCCCACTCGATCTCGCTCACCGAGTAGCCCTTGCCCACGGCGTCGAGGATGTCGAACAGCGCGCTCTCGAGCCAGTCGGTGGCGAGCGCCGTGCGCACCAGATCGGCCGCGCGCTTGTCCTCGGCGCTGTCGCTCGCGGCCTCGACGGTCACCTCGAGCTGCGAGACGGCGCGCTTCCGCGTGCCCATCTGGCTCAGGTAGTGGAGGTCCTTCTCCTCCATGTCTTCCGCGAGCGCCAAGTATTCGTCGGCGTCGGTCGTCTCGGCCGCGAGCAGGATATCGGCGATCCGGTCGGGCGTGAGCCCCTGCGAGGGATGCAGGAAGTCGACGGTGCGCACGCCGACGAGCGTCGGCCCGGCCTGCTCCTCGCGCAGCTTGCCCAGGTCGATCGGCTGCCCGAAGGCGTCATAGAGCGTCACCATCAGAATCCTCCCGCGCCGAAGCGCACCAGCGTGCCCCCGCGATCGTCGTCGTCCTGCTCGTCCGGCCGTGCCAGCGGGTTGCGCCGCGGCGCCGCCTCCGGCGTGGCCGCCGTGTAGCCCTCGTAGGCGAGCGCCGGCGTGCCGGCGACGCCGGCCGCGAGCGCGGCCGCCCAGAAGCGGTCCGCGTGGCCGCCGCCGTCGCGCTCGGTGATGATCCGCGGGTGCCCCGTGGGCCCCGCGATCTTCTTCGGGTTGTGGAGGTCGGACCGCAGCGCCGCATCGGCGGGGATGCGGATGCGCCGATCCTCGAAGCGATCCTTGAGCTCCGTCGCGAGATCGAGCTCCGACGCGCTCGTGAACACGACCCCTTCGACACGCCGCTTGCCGTAGCGCCGCTGGGCATCTTCCACGGGCTTCTCACCCATGCCCGTCTGGTCCATGCCGAGGCGCACCACGCGATAGCGCTTCACGAGGGCATCGAGCGTCTCGTCCTGGCGCCGAAACGTCGCGCCCTTGAGCGTCTGGATCTCGCGGCACCAGAGGATGCCCTGCACCAGCTCGAAGACCTCAGCCACCCAGAGGTCGCGCCGGCGCGCAATGTCATTGCCGATGTAGCACGGCCCGCCGGTGTAGCGCTCGGGCTTGCCGGCCTCGGGATGCTCGCAGCTGGCGATCAGGTCGAACGAGAGCCAGGAGAGCGCTTCGTCCAGCCACTGCAGCTCGAACTCCTGCTGCCACGCCTCGTCGTCGTTGAGCGCGCGCTTGAGCTCCTCCGCATCGCGCGGCAGGCCGTCGGCGATCGCCTGGTAGATGTCCACCTGGTGACGCGACCACCCATCATCGGCGCCGGTCATCAGCTCGTAGAACTTGTTCCCCTTCCCGTTGGGGGTGCTGACGACGCGGAGCTTGAGCCCGGGCGCCGAGATCACCGGAAAGAGCGCCTTCCAGATCGCGCGGCTGTCCTGGTGGAACGCGAACTCGTCGAGGAAGACGTTGGCGCTGAAGCCGCGGGCGGTGTCCGCGTTCGCGGGGAGCGCGGTGATGCGCGAGCCGCCCGGGAGCACCACCTCGAGCGCCTTGTACGACCCGCCCTCGCCATTCCAGTCGAACTCCCGCTCTTCAAAGACCAGTTGAAAGGCCTGCGCGTGGCGCTTGATGCCCTCCTCGATCGCCTCCTTCGCCTGGCGCTCCCCGCGCGAGAGAATCACCCAGCGTGCCTTGTCGCCCGTCGCGTGCGCGGTCATGCCATCGAGCACGATCTCGAGCGTCGTGGTGAACGTCTTGCCCGTCTGGCGCGCGAACATCCCGCACTTGAAGCGGGACCGGTCCTCGGCCCAGCGACGCTGGTAGGGGTAGAGAATCCCGTCGCCGACAGGCGAAGTTGGTGCCGATGCGGGCGCCCCGGCTGGCGCGACCAGCGCCGAAGTACTCCGCGCGGTAGCGGTCTTCTTCCGGGCCGCCATCATCCGAGAGCCTGAGCGGTTCGCTCACACCACGCGCGCAGCACCGCGAGCTGCTTCTCGGTGCCCTTCGGACTTCCACCACCGCTCGGCGCGTCGACCCGCTTCTCTGCCAGCAGCACCCAGCGACCGTCGGCTGGCGCCTTGCGTTCGACCGCCGCACGGAGCGTGGCGCCGCCGTCCCGCACGCTCACGGTGCATCCGTTCACGCGTGCGTACTGCTCGGCCCGCACCCACGCGAAGAGCGACTTCCGCGGACGCCACTTCACGCTCGCGCTCATCACCCTTCCCCCTTGATGCCGAGCGAGGTGAGCATCTCGCCGGCGAGCGCGCGCCCGATGAGGACGCGCTGCGCGGCTGAGATCCCGTCGAGCGCCCGGGCACGCTTCAGGAACTCCACGATCGCAGTGCCGCCTTGTCGCACGAAATCCTCGTGCGCCTCCCGCGTGCGCGGCAGGATCCAGACCGGGCCTGGCTCCATGATGACCAGCGGACGCACGACGCTCGCCGCGGGGATCGCATCGGGCGTCTCCACGACCCTAGGCTCAGTTGGATAGAGCGTGATGCGCGGCTGCAGCTCCGCGACGCCAGCAACCGCCGTCTGCGTGCGAGCGCCCATCGTCACGCGCCTCCAACGGGCGGCAGCCCGTAGATCGCGCGCACCTCGTTCACGACGGCCAGCGGGTCCTTCGCGGTGGCGGCCTCGTCGCCGGTCGCGGCGTCCACCTTCGCGGCGAGCTCCTTCCGAATGACCCGATCGATCTCCTCGTGCGTCTTCGACGAGAGTGTGATGTCGCGGAGCGCCTTCGCGAGCTGCGCAAAGTCCGCCGGCTTCACGGGCACCGCCTCGCCATCCTCACCGATGCGCGCGCTGATGACCTGAAACGCGATCGCCTTAAGCATCTCCAGCAGCGCCTTCCCGCGCATGCCGTTCGGGTCCTCACCGAACTGCGTGAGCAGCTGGCCGGCGATCGCCTGCGTGTCGCGCACGTGCGCGACGACCTTCTCGAACTGCTGGCGGTAGCGGTAGACCGACCCGCGGCCCGGTTCCTTGGACGCCGGGAGCCGGAACTGCTTGAGGTGCTCGACGAGCTCGTCGATCGTCGCGCCATCGCGGATGCGCGCATCGATCTCTGCTCGCACGCTCGCCGGGAGCTGTGTCACCTTGTTGCGGCGCGGGCTCATGGCGTCCCCCGGGCGAGCTCTGCGATCTCGTTGACCACGCGGGCGAGTGCGCGCAGCTCGTCACGGAGCTCGGCCAGCTTTCCATCGAGGACTTCGATGCGACGCGAGAGCGGCGCATCGCGCTCAGCCAGCGCCTTCTCGAACTGCGCCCGGTAGCGATGCACGGAGCTCCGCGCCGGCACCTTGTCGCTCGGCAATCCGAACGACTTGAGGTGTCCGACGAGCTCGTCCAGCGTGGCGCCGTCGCGGATGAGCCGGTCGATCTCGGCGCGCACCGGCGCCGGCAGGCGCGTGACCTTGCTGCGTGGGCTCATCAGCCGTTCGGCAGCTCGCGCGCCACGCCAGGCTGCTGGGCCCGGCCGGCCGCGACGTCCTGGCCGCGCCGCGTGATCGTGGCGACGGGCACGTCGCCCACGAACTCGACGTCGACGAGCAGCTGCTCACCCAGCCAGGTCAGGTCACTCGCCACCTGATCCTGCGTGCAGATGAAAAACGCGCTCTCGAGCGCGCTGTGCACGACGGAGCCGTTGAGGCTCATCCCCGGCGCGGCGTCCAGGAAGCGCAGGATGGCGAGCCGGCGGTGCTCGGCCTGCAGCTGGGCGAAGGTCTTGCGGGCGGGCATCTCAGCTCTGCTTGAGGAGGTGGCGCTGCACGATCTCGAGCTGGTGCACGATGCCGTCGAGCTGGCGCTGGATCGCACCGTCGAGCTGGCGCTGCATGGCCTCCGTCCGCTCGTCGATCGCGCTCACCGCGCCCTTCAGGTCCGACTCGAGTGTCTTCATGTCGCCCCGCTGCTCCTGGATCGCCGCCCACACCTTGCCGTACTGATCCCGATCGGGCCGACTGTCGATCTGCACGCGTAGCATCGCCATCTCGGATCGCATCGCGGCCACTTCCTCGCGCCGCGCGATCTGCCGCTGGTGCAGCCACAAGAGCAGCAGGGCGAGCGATTGCACGAGCTGGAAGACGAGGCCGAAGATCTGGATCGGGGAGCCCATCCCGGCGGGCACGTCGGCGAACGTCATGCGGCGACCCCGAGGTGCGCCCAGGCGGCGTAGAGCCCGCCCTGCTCGAACGCGGCGATCAGTTCGTCGCTCGGCTTTCCCGCGATCGCGCCCAGCTGGGCGTGCGGGCGATCGCCCTTGCCTCCATCGAACCCCGGCCAGCGCCCGCCCCATGTGAGCCCCTGCTCTTCGACTGCCTCCCCGTAGGCGTTCCACTCGGCATCGGTGAGGTTCCAGCCGCGCTCAGCCGAGACGCAGTCCACCGCGCACCCGAGCCCGTGCGAGGAGTTCTTCGCCTCGCGCTGCTTTGACGCGCCGCGCAGGAAGTACTCCTGCTGCAGCACGTCGCGCCGGAGCGTCTCGTACACGACGAGGTCGAGGTGGTGCGCCGTGTTCACGGCAGCGAGCGCGGCGGTGATGCGCGTGCGCAGCGCGGGGTGGACGTAGGCGAGGTCGCTGATGCGAACGAGCGACACTTCGCGCGGGGACAACCGCGAGACGGTGGGGGGCATGCGATCAGCGATCGGAGGGCGGCGGCGGCGTGTCCGGGGCAGCGTCGCCCTTCCAAGTGGTGCGCTTCCCGACGTACTGGAGCACGTCGAGGCCGGCCATGCCGCCCAGGAAGAGCAACCAGTTCACGTCCGGCGCCCAATCCCGCCAGAGCACGCGCCATGCGGTCGCCAGCACGCAGACGAGCGAGACGACGATGCGGGTGTTCGTGGTGGGAAGGTCAACGAGCCAGCGCACGGGCAGCCAGGGCGGAAGACGCGACACGGGGGACGCGCGAACGATGTCGCGTGTCCCCCGTGGTCCCTACCCTGAACGTGTTCCGGGCGCCGCTCAGTCGAGCACGAACAGCTCGGCCTGCAACGCGTCGGGCCCGATCTTGTACAACGCCGGCGCGGCCAGCCCCGCGGCCGTCACCAGGCGGACGTAGCGCTCCGTCCGCGACAGCTTCTGCGCGATCTTGGGCATTGAGACGCCCTTGGCCCGAAGCTGCAGCACCTTCGCCGCCACGCCGATCTCGTTCGGGACGTCGACGCTCGTGCCCCCGTAGCGGCGCCCCAGCGCGCACGCCGCTCGCATGCCGATCACGCGCACGAGCTTGGAGCCTTGCTGGGGCTGGCGCGGAAAGTACAACCGGCGGCCGCCGAACGCAGCCGACAGGGCGATCGCATGCTTCTCGCCCACCACCTCCGAGAGCAGCGCGAAGGTGGTGCCGCGTGGGCCGCGGCTCGACTGGCTCACGACGCGGGCGCCTCGCCGGACGGCAGCGCCGGCGACGTCGTCGCCGTCGGGCTGCTGGTGGCGGACGTGGCGCGCACGCGCGCGCTCCACGCCTTGAGGCCCTCGAGCACGCTCCGCAGCTGCGGCGTGTCGCACCACTCGAGGCGCGAGACCTTCGCCTGGCGCTCGACGAAGGCGGAGAGCCCTTCCTCGCTCGCGTCGGTGACCGCGCCGGCCGCCGCGAGCTCGGCCCACAGCGCGCGGATGAACTTGACCTCGGGGCGGTCGGCCGACTTGAACGCCGGCGCGCCCGCCTTGGGCGCGAAGCCGCGCTCGCGCATCAGGGTGATGAGCTGCTCGAGCTCGCGCTGGGTGCAGTCCTTCGCGCTCGCCTTGCCCGTCACCTGGCGAAGGACGTCGCGATAGGTGGCCTCATCCCAGCCGAGGGCGCGCTTGCCGGCGTGCACTGCGCCGAGCAGGCCGCGGATGCCGTGCCGCATCGTCGCGGCCGTCACCAGTCGGCGCGCGTGACGACATGCGCCACGCCCCCCAACGCGGTGGGACGGGTCTCGCCGGTGCGCTTGAAGAGCCCGGGCGCCGTGCGCGTCGGCCGGCACAACTTGGTCACGAGCGGACGCACGCTCAGCACCGACGCGTGCAGCTGCTCCGCGATCTCGTCGGCCGTGAGCGCCACGCCCGGGCGCATGAGGGCGCGGACGCGATCGGCGAGGCACGCCTGCTGCTCGGCCCGGGCCGTGCGCGCCTTCTCGATCGACGCGGAGACCTTCGCCTGCGCGCCCGTGCCCGCGGCCGCGTGCGCGACCGACGGCCGCGGCGTCGCGCGGTTTCGGAGGAACGTGAGCTGCTCGTCGTTCATCCGACACCTCCCGCCGGCGCCGTCGCCGATGGCACCGGGATCGGCGTCACGAGGAGTACGGTGGTGGGGCTGGGGAAGCGCCACCGCGCACGGAGTTCGGCGGCCGCTTGCTCGAGCGCGATGGCCGTGGTGGCATCGCCCCAGCGCTGCAGTCGCTTGCCCTTCTCGGCGAGCAGCTCATGGATCGCGTCCGACTCGATCCACGCGGCCTCGCGGAGCGCCGCGCCGATGATGCCGGCGAAATGGTCGATCATCGGCGCCGGCATGCCGAGGAGCTGCAGCTGCTCGAGGAGCGAGCCGATGTGGCCGGCGACGGCGATCTCCGCTGCCTTGCCGCCCGCGCGCTCGCAGACGGCCGCGTGGCGGGCGCGCGCCGCCTGGACGCGGGCGGCCGGCGCGGCGTGCAGGGGGATGGTCGTCATGCGGCCACCTGCCCCCGCGCGTCGAGCTCGACGTCCAGCGCCGCGGGCTTGATGTAGAACTGCTCGCCTGGGGAACGGATCGTCACGCCGGCGATCGTCTCGGCCAGCTTCGCGTCGCGGAGCATCGCCTCCTTATCCACTTCCTCCTTCGTGCGGATGAACTGCGTGAGCTTGAGCTGCTTGCAGCGCGCGATCACGTCGTCGACCTTGCGGAGCGAGACGGAGCGTGGGAGGTCGCGCCACTGCAGGCGGCCCGAGGGCATCGTGGCGGTCTTCGTGCCCGGAGCGACGAGGCGCTCGCGATGCGCCGTGCAGTAGGCCTGGAGCGCGAGCGCGTGCTCCTCGATCGCGGTCTTGATCGGCGCGGCTTCCTCCTCGAACGAGGCCTTGAGGCCGGCCACGTGCTCCTGCAGCTCGAGCTCGAGGCGCTGCAGTTCGCGGACGCCGGCGCCGAGGGATTCGATCACGGCGTTGGCGACCTCGTCATCCGGGATCGCGATCTTCCGAGGCGCAGCGATCGCACCCTTCTTCGTGGTCTTCGTGGTCATGCGGCAGGCGCCTCCTGGGGCGCAGGGATCGGTGTGGGAGGCGTCGAGGCCGAGCGGCCGAGCGCGAGCTGCTCGAGCCGGAACAGCGCGGCAAACGCCGCACTGTGGTCCTCGACGAAGCGTTCGAGTTGGTGCAGGCGCTCGAGGCGCGGCGCGGCGGCCTGCATCGCCGCCGTCAGCCGTCGGATCTCGGCGCTCTGGTGATCGAGGTGCTGCGTGAGCCAGTCGATGTCGCTGAGCACGGTCGTGTCCCAGCCCGTCTCATCACCGGCGTCCGGTGCCTCGGGACGGCCGTGCGTGATGAGCGCCTGCCGCCGCACCCGCTGGCGCCGAAGGATCTGCGCCAGCGTGCCGAGGTCGAGGGCGGGGCGGGAGGTCATGTCAGCTCGCGTCCTCGGCATCGTTCGCACCCGACAGCATCGCGGCGGCCTTCTTCAGGTGCGCGAGGGTGATGTCGCCGCCCGCCTTGCCGGCGGCCGCGGTAGCGAGCCGCAGGACCTTCGTGATGAGCCGGAGCCCGCCGATCTTCGTCCCCAGCTGTTCGCAGAAGTCGCGCTCGTCCTCGTCGAACACGCCCCAGACGTCCAGCTGCGCGCGCACGTCGCGCGTCGTCGGCCGCTCGATCGAGAGCCGGAACCCGAGCCGCGACGCGAGCTGCGGCATCATGCGGAGCTTCGCGTCGAGCCCCAGCTCGCCGATCAGAACGACGCCCACGCTGGTTAGGTCGTGCAGCCGGCGAATGGCGTCGAGCGCGCGCAGGGACAGGTGGTGCGCCTCGTCGATCACGAGCAGACCGCCCGTGTCCACCAGCTTCGAGCGCAGCAGCTCGAACGCCGGCGAGCCGCCGTTCTGGCGCGGGGTGACGTCCATCGCCTCGCAAATCGCGCGGAGACAGGGCACGTCGTTCTTGCTCACCGGCGTCATCTCGGCCACGAACACCGAGGGATGGTTCGCCTGGTAGCGACGCACGACGGTGCTCTTGCCGACGCCTGGCGAGCCGGCGATCGCGCCGATGTCCCCGAGGCTCTGCACCATGGCGAGCGTCTTTTCGATCTTGGCCGCGGTGGGCCCGCGGAAGTAGTCGGGCGCGCCAGGCATCATGGCCAGCAGCGAGACCTGCTCGCCGCGGTGGCGCAGCCAGTGCGCCAGCTTCGCCTCGAACCGCTCGGTGTCGGCGGGATACTTCCCGTTCAACACCTGGTTGAAGGTGCTTTGCGGGATGTTCGTCTTCCGCGCGAGCTCGACCTGCGTGATGCCCTCGCTCCGCATCACTTCCTTCACCCGCTCCACCACCGTCTTCCCGCCTGGTTCACCCACGATGACCTCGTTGGTCCGGTGTACCCGTTGTGCCGTCCCGCCGGCACCGTTAGCGTGCATGTGCATGTGCTTCACCTCGGCGGCTTCGACCGCCCGTTGGGACGGCGCCTCGTGTTCGAGCACGGGGCGTCGTCGTTTTCCGCCCTAGCCCACCGCGCTCTGCGGCGGGCGCTCGAGCGGCGCCTCCAGCTCGCCATCGTCGGCGAGCAAGTCGTACAAGTCGTCGATGTGCGCGCCCTGCCGGTCGTCGGCGAGCCGTGCCGGCGCGACGCGCGTCGGCGTCGCGGCCACTTCGCCGGGGAGCGGGACGCCCGCCTGCAGCGCGAGCGTGGCGCGATCGAGCAGGTTGCCCGTGCTGCGGTACTCGATCGACGGGTGACTGCCCGCGGCCTCGATCATCCGGCGCCAGAGCTCGCGCGCGGCCTTGCGGTGCTCGCGCTGGAGCCGGCCCACGCGTTCCGCGTCGGCCGCGGAGCGATAGCTCGTCTCGCCCAGCGGCTGTGCGCGCCCGAGCACCTCGCCCGTCGGCGTCTCGATGCGCACGCCGAGCTGCAGGGATTCGTGGGGGTGGTAGCGCACCAGCACGCGCTTGCCCACGTGGCCGAGCAGGTTCACATCATGGAACGCGGTCCCGAAGACGTGCACCGTGCAGTCGCGCCGCACCTTGACCGTTTCCGAGAGCAGCCAGAACTGCTCGAGCTGCGCCGGCGTGGCGATCGGGATCTCGCCGCGCGCGCGCCGCGCCTGCCACCCTTCCTCAAACACCGCCTGGTAGCTCGCGCCGTTCGCCACGCCGCCGCGACGCCCCGGAGTCTCGTTGTAGCGCGCGATCGCATCCAGCACGACAGCGAGCGTGAGCTCGTAGGGCACAACGTCGCCACGGTACGTGTGCGGCCGCAGATGCGGGCTCCGGCCGATCCACGCGCCCCGCAGTCGCTCGTCCACCTCGAACGTGGTGTTGAGCGTGCCGAAGGCGCGCTCGACCGGCTTGGCGCGGCCGTTCTTCACCGTCGCGAATCCCCAGGAGACGCCGAGGCGCGTGAAGACGCCCGCGACTTCATCCGGTACGCCGGACCACCGCTTGCGGCCGGAGCCACCGCCCGAGACGATCGGCGAGCTGAACGCGCGGCCGTTGTCCGAGCGCACGTGGTCGGGGAGCCCGTAGCGGCGGCACATGGCGCCGGCGCAGAGCAGCGTGTCCGCGATGCTCTCGCTCTTGGCGAGCTTCGCGCCCACGATCGCGCGGCTCCGCACGTCTTGGAAGGTGATGAGCGTGAGCCGCATCGCCTTGCCGCCGGGGAGCGCCGTCTGCCAGTTGAGCTCCGAGCCGTCGACGGTCAGCTCGCCGTAGACCACCACGTCGCGCAGATGCCGCCGCGGATGCGGCACGATGTTGCGGATCCCCTCGTCGCCGAACGCCGCGAAGTGGCGCGCCAGCGCGGGCTCCTGCTGGAATCGCCGCGCCACGCGGGCGAGTGACGGGACCTGCGCGCCGGCGAACTCGATCGAGCCCACGACCTGGCGGTAGCACTCCTGGAGCGAGCCGCGCGGCGCATGCAGCTTGAGCGCGCGCACGCGCAGGTAGACGGCCTCCTCGAGCTCGGTCCACGACCCCCGAGCGCCTGTCGCGTACTTCGGAAGCAGAAGGCCGATCCACTCGGACATCGGGTGCCCGGCTACGGTGGCTCGATAGCGCGCAATGGTCGCCTCCGACAATCCGAAGTCGCGCGCGGTGCGCGCGGGGGGCCCCCGCGCGCCCGCCCCCCCCCCCCGCCGGGTGGGGGGAT